CCCGATCCATTGGTTACGTTGAAGTCAACACCAATCCGTAGTAACTCTTTAGGTTGTATTGTCTCGCGACTAGAACAGCGTTTACGCTCGTATGACCTAAACACCGTACCCGAAAACAGGTTAACGAATTGACCGTTTAAGTATGCGGCCCTTAGTTCTGGGTTGTATGTGTCAGCCAGTGACTCAATGTATCCATCAGGTAAATTGGCTTCGTTGTCATAGGTGCTTGCTTGCACTAATCCGTAGTTCTTTGTTGCGTTCATCACAAAGCGTTGGTATATAAATTTATACCCTTCTGGCGTGGTGGTGACGCTTACTTTGTTTGGTGCGTTCTCCCATCGCATTCGTGCAATGATCTTTTGCCAAGCTTGTTCGGCTTTGTTCGTATCCATTACATCAATTTCATCGACCAATGCATTGCCTATCTTAAAGCCGACTATTGATTGCGGTAATTGCATAGACCTACAGATCACCGTCCCTCGATACTTGCGACCATCAAAAAAATGCACCTCTTTGTTGCCCTCGCGTATCTCAACACGTAAGCCACAAAGGTCGGCTACCTCTTGAATAGTGGGGTAATAGATATCGCGAATCTGTGGAAAGGTGGGAGCAAAATAACCTTGATTGATTTGCGGATACTTCCAAAAGTCCAAGCACTGAGCCACACAACCTATAAACGTTTTGCCCGACCCATATCCGGCCACATATGCTTTAAACTTCTGATCCATCGCCAGAAACTTACCTTGCGGTGTGTTGACCGATATTTGCATTTCTACTCTGGCAACCTGGTCTCAGACCTGGCATCGACGATCTCAACTTGTATGCTCTTTGGTGTTGCGTTTTCGCTCTCTGCTGCCTGATCGTTTTCACTCCACTTAAAGCGATTGGCAAAATACAGTTTAACTAGGCTTTGGCTACTATCAGATGCCCTACTTTGCATCATGCTAACAAACTTAT